ACCTATTTTCTATCTCTTCTCGTGACATCATATCAATCTTACCGAATCTAACTTCTTTTTTATCAACAACTAATCCACCAACTTTCAACAAACTATTCTGGGCTGCGATTGCAGCATTATATGACCCAGAGTCCAGAGCTTTGTCTCTTATGTCATATAAATCTTTAACTGCTCTATCGTGATTTAATTCATACTTCTTTCTAACTTCCGACATTAAATATTTATATTCCGACAAAACATTTTCGTTTTTCATAAGTTTGTATGCCGACTGTCTAGCGTCTTTGTAACCAGATCTTTTTGCAGCTTCAACATAACTCATTTGTGGATTATTGACTATAGTCCAGACAAACACTTGTTGTCTGCGATTAAGTTTCTTATCTAAATCAAAATATTCGATAGGTGGGGTTTCTTCTTGATGAAGTATAGGCTCGAACTTGACTTCTGGTTTGGACATATACTCGTAATTCTATGGTTTCTTATTGTAGATGTAAAGTATGGTCTAGGAACTGATATTAGATGTGGCTATCTCTACTTATCTAATAAGTATATTCCAAGATTATCACGCCAGATTATGTATCGTCAATACAAAAAAGCAATAAATATTAAATTAATTTCACATTCTCTGACAAAAATGAAAAAAATGTTTTTATTGTCAAAACCACTAAACATAAGGCTTTCATACGACAAGAAAAGTCTGACAAAAATAGACAATAATCAAATATCCATATTTTTAAGGATATGTTCTATTACTGATACTGTGAATCCATTACCCAACATTTTGTATGCTTGGGTGTTGCTTACTGGCATTTGGTAGTCTTCTGGTATTGTTTGTAGTCTACGACACTCTCGAACTGTTAGCTTTCTCCAGGTTAAGTCCTCTCTTACTGCTACTGAATCTTTGCTGACCGTTGTTATAGCATTTGATTTATCGTCTTTTCTTAGCTCTAACATTTGTTTTGTTTGATTAGCTACCGAACTGCCATCTCGATCCATTCTTTTACCATCACTATCATATGCTCTACCTCTAAGTGCACCACCAGAGATAACCTTTGGTTCTCTGTTGCCACCACCCATACTATTAAGAGTAGGAGCTTTACCGTCTGGGCTATAGACTCTTTTGAGTATATCGTGTCCATTTACATCACTAGCCACCCCAACTTGTTCTGGTTTAGTTTTTAACACTTTTGGTATGTTGTTAGTTCCGCCACCCCCATTACCAATGCCATTTAAGGTTGGAGATTTGCCACTCTTATCGTATAAACCACCACCATAATGATTTCCTTTTTCGTTAGCTAGTTTTATAGGTTTGTCGGATGATTTGGTTTGTATTTTTGGACTGTAGCTTGAAATAACTGTAGGAGATTTTCCTTCAGAAGAATACACTCTTCTTCTCATTTCATTATCCTTTAATATTTCTCTTGGTATATCGAATGCCTTTTTTGGTTTAGTTTCTACTTTGGGAACTGTGCCTTTACCAGCATGAGCAGTAACTGTAGGTGACTTACCATCTTCACTATAAACTCTTTTTAATATATCGTGACCTTTTATGTCATCTAAACTACCTACTTGTAATGGTGTTTGTATTAACTTGTCTGGATTTGTCGAGGTTAAGGTGGGTGATTTGCCCTCATCTGAATAAACTCTTTGTGTGCTCTCAAATACTCCATCCCTAATCTCAAACTCTAGTAGTGGTATATCAAAACTATCGTCCTCTATAGATAGAAGTTTTTTTAGTTTTAACCAAACATCATCTCCAGGAATAGTAAAATGCTCGTCACTTCTAAACCAATGATCTACAAGTGTTTTTTTAATGTTAAGTTTTTCTGCTATTTGTTGATTTGTGTATTTACTTTTCTTCTTATGTGTTGATAGAAGTTTTTGCAATCCATCTATATCTACTGGATGTTGTCTTATCTTCACCCTCTCTACTAATTTTCCTACTTGTTTTGGTTTATTTCTGACACCAGTCATGCCATATGTGTTCCAACCTTTGTAATCACGAGCTAATAATGTTGAGCCTTTTTTTATGTTTTCTTTCAGAGCTACACTTCCATTATTACCAACTAAATCTGTTTCTCCATCTGTTTCCAAAATATCTCTTAACACTATACCCAAATCATCTGGTTGCTCTATGTTTGGTATGTTTGTCCAATAGAGTCGCTGTCTGCTTTGTGCACTTAAAAGTGAACTATTGATTAAAATAGGCTCAATGCGACCACCAAATAAATCTTGACCATCTGAATACTCTGGATAACATTCTGAGACTTGTTGTGTGATGACTTCTTGAAACTCCTTTTTCATTCTGACATTTTCAAGTAAAAAGTATTTAGGTTTAATAGCTTTCAGTAATCGCACAAATTCAAAAAACAAAGCAGATCTAGGATCGTCAAATGCCAACTGTTTTCCAGAAAAAGAAAATCCCTGGCAAGGTGAACCTGCCACTATGAGAGTGACATCTTTGTAGTCGTTTGGGTTTAACTTCGTTATATCTCCTACTTGAACAGTATCTGGAAAATTTGCTTGTGTGACTTGTATGCCGTATTTATCTATTTCACTAGCATAATAGGTATCAACTTTTATGCCTAAATTTTTGAGTGCTATCTGGGTGCAACTCATCCCATCAAATAAACTTAAAACTTTCATTCAAATTCTGGCAAATTTTGGTAAAGTGCAGAATAAACATCTTCCTCTGAATATCCAGAAACGATTTGATCTAATGTGTTTAGTGATACACTTATATCTTTTTGCTCATGTATTAGTCTAGAAAAACAAAAACTAATACACCAAACAAGTGTTTCTTGTGGGTCGACACCTCTGATTTTATTCTCTTCAATTAAACTTTCCAAAGATTTTGCTGTCTCTCTCGGATCGGCTCTCTCTCTATGCTTTGACATTTCAATGACTTTCATGTTTTAAATCTAACATAATTAAAAATAATTTACTATATGCGAATTGCTAGATTAAAATTTATGTGTTATCTATAGAAGCAGAGGGTTATGTTGCTAAGGTCCCTCTGATACCTAAGTCCGATCAAGACTTCTATTCAAAGTGTATGGAGAATCTTATACAGAATAGGCAACAAAAAATTAAATACCGTAGTCTTCTGGGTTTTCACCAAAAGCAGCTAACAAAATACTACATTCACTATTTCTCTCTACCGTATCTAAATCAATACCAGTAGATTTTTTTAGGTTATCAGCATACCTGCATGTTAGCTCTTCTGTTGAATCGCAACCAAACTTATAAGCATCCTCAAACGCTTTTTGTCGTGCGCCATCTTCTACAATATTATCGTGATATTCTCTCCACATTCTAGACATTTTATATCCTTAGTTAATAATATATATTACCAACAGTAGACATTTTATACTATTGATGTATAATTTGCAATATAGGAGAAGAACTATGTCAAAAAATACAGACAAAAAAAGTAAACAACCGATAAAAAATACAAACGATTTATCTTTAGTTGAGCAGGCAGAGTATATGGAATATTTAGCTTGGAGCAGTCTACAAGATCTAAAAAAGATAGATACTGACACTAAAAGAAATTTAGTAAAAATTATAAACAATATACCTATCTACAAGGCAAAAAAATAATGGAGAAAAAGCAAATGATTTTACCAGAAACTTTAGAAAAATATGACCATCAAGCATTAGGAGATGCTATCTACTTTACTTCACTAACAAATGAGGAGTACCACAATTCTCCAGGCATATCATCATCTGTGATAAGAAAATTTATGGATTCACAAATACATGCTATGGAAGAAGATGTTCTAGACACACCCGCATTAAAATTTGGAACCGCTGCACATGCTTTGATAGTTGAAGGAGACAAGGCTTTTGCACAAGATATTGCATGTATAGAAGGTTCTCCATATACACAATACAACAAAAATTTAAAAGCAGATTTTGAAGAAAGAGGGATGACAGTCATCACAAAAAAAGATAGAGATGATATTTTTAGAATGAGGGATTTACTAATACCAGAAGCAAAAAAACTTTTACAACCAAGTGAAAACGAATATCCAAGCATTTTTAACTATCCTTATGAAAGAGCAATATATTGGTTTGAAAATGATCTTCTGCTGAAAGTAAAATCTGACATTCTAAGATACCCCTTAGAAAATGCTTATGCAGAAAATAAAATAATTTTAGTAGATTACAAAACTACACAAAGCTGTGAGCCAAGTTCTTTCTTGTCCTCTGTAAAAAGATATAAATATGATTTACAAGCAGCTTGGTATAGAAGAGGTTTTGAGAAAGCTGGTTTTGAAGTCCTTGACTTTTATTTTGTAGCACAAGAAAAGAAACATCCTTATGCATCAAAAATATTTAAAATGAAAAAAGAAGATATGGATAAGGGTTGGGAAGTCTTAGAAAAAAATCTACAAGACTATGCAAAAGTTTTAGATGGAGAAAGACCAACAGTATATAACACACCAAATATAGTTGAGTTAAGTTTGTCTGATGAAGAATAAAAAGAACATTTTATTAATAACTGCATTTTCATTATTTATGTTTGCCGTAATAGTGAGCAAATATTTTTTATGGGGATGCATAATAATTTGTGGAGATTGGTATGATGAATAGGAGAATATATGTCAATAGATAAAATAACCCCAAAACAATGGGATGAAGCGAATAAAATAATTAATGATATTGGTCCAGGCAAGACTGAAGACCAAGAAGATATGGTTAATAAACCACCACACTATAATCAAGGCACATTAGAGGCAATAGATTATATTAAACAACAATTAGGTCCTTTGGGTTATAGGTCATACTTAGAGGGAACTGCAATAAAATATCTTCATAGGTTTAAATACAAAACATCTAACATACAAGATTTAGAAAAATGTGTTTGGTATATTAGAAGATTAATTAACGAACTAGAAAATATGTAGCCATGAATATCGATCCACTAAGCGTTATTGGAGTCTTAATGTTAATTTGGGTTATTTATGGTTCACAAGACGATGGAGAATAATGCAAGAAATAGTTAAAGATTTTGGTGATGTAAAGGTTAGAAGAGCATGTGTAGTTCATACTCAAAAAGGCTATAGAGTTGATCTTTATGAAAAGATGAATTTCATTCGATCTGTTGACCTAAAAGAATACAACAAATTATATGCAGAGAGTCTTGCAGAAAACTGGATTAACAATCTAATTAAGGAATAAAAAAAGGGGAGTTTAAAAAACCCCCCAACCATTCGGGAGAGAACTAATGAATGATATACCTCATTCTATCCCAAAATGCAAATAAAAAAAAGGGGAGATTGCTCTCCCCTAAATACTTATAATTTTACTTATAAGGTTGGTTTGGCTTTTGCCGTAGGTTCTCCAGAACTTTGTCCTGCAGATGACTCTGGATGAACAAAAGATCTAACTCTTGTTTTAGTAACCTCAATGGTTTCACCAAACTCGTTTTTAAAAGAATCTTGCTCGTTAGAAACTCTAATATTTAGATGTTTGTTAACGAAATCTCCATACGCATTAGGAAATTGTTTAAATCCTACTGCCTTACATAATGAGGTAAATTGCTCATTAGAGATTCTTTTAGCGTCTGCATTAGCTGACCACAAAGAAAAATATTCTGTGTGCTCCCTAAATGCTCCGTTTTGTAGTTCAAAAATTACTCTTACAGACCAGTTATCACTACTCTTAGATTGATACTTTTCGCAAGATATAATTTTTGCCTCATATTCACCTGGTGGTGCGACATCTTTTGTTGGCTCTCCACTTGTTTCAAGCCAATCAACATTATCAAAATCACTCATTTACATCCTCCTGTTTTAATGCTTCTTGAGTTTTAAAACCTAGCTTTTTGATTATGCTAGTTAAACAAGGCTCTTCAAAAGGATCTAGTTTTCCAGACCTATCTTTTGCAGTATACCCTTGACCAATTTCTGTTTGTAACCATCTGTTTTTTACATTTTTACCGTCATCATCTTGTTCTTCAATGACACGCAAAGCAAGAACTTCATCAAAAAAGTAAGTAATAGATTGACCTAGTTTTGTTCCAACCATTTTTGGTTCATACAATAGGACATTATCTACATTTTGCTTTTCCATTTTAGAAACAAAGACAACATGCATATGTAAATCTCTATATGCTCTCATAACATTAGTTACTGATTCTTGCACATTACCATATGCCATCCTTGGATCTTTATGTTTTGCCTTTTCATAATTAAGCAAAATTTCAGACATTTCAGATATAGAATCTAAACAGACAGTATCGTAGTTAAGTTCACCAGATTTTAATGCATCATGTATCTGCATTATTTCTTGTGCTTCTTTTA